CTAGTGATGGAACTTGTACTGCCAACCTTACAAACAGAACCAATAAAAATTTGCTCATAAATGGAAGTATGATTGTGGCACAAAGAAGCCAATCAGCTACAGCAAGCAGTTCTGGATACCCTGCGTGTGATAGATGGAGAGTAGGTGCAGGTGGGTTAGATGAAGCAGTTACAGTTGCACAATCTGCTTTAACATCTTCTGATACTCCATATAGTTCTGGTTTTAGATATGCAACTAAAATAACTAACGGCAATCAAACAAGCGGTCTTGGTGCAACTGATTATATTTCTTTTGCTCAAAGACTTGAAGGACAAGATATACATTATAGCGGTTGGGATTTTACAAGTACTTCTAGTAAAATAACAGTTTCTTTCTGGATTAAATCAAGTGTTGCACAAACCTTTTATTCTAGATTTCGTATAGTAGAAGCAAGTGCTAATAAAGAATATGTTTTTGCCGTAGCTGCTACTACTTCATGGCAAAAAATAACAAAAACAATTAGCGGTGCTTCTGGTCTTAACCCTAAAAGTAATACTGATATGGGTTTTTTCTGGGATATTATATTGGCGTATGGTTCAGATTATACAGGCAGCATGACACCAGATCAATGGAATACTGTTAATACTTCTGCATACGTTCCAGATATGGCATCTTCATGGTACACAACAAATGATGCAACATTTGAAATTACAGGAGTTCAATTAGAAGTTTCAGATTTTGCAACTTCCTATGACCATAAATGTTATCAAGAAGAACTCTATCGTTGTTATAGATATTATGTAGAAAAAGGTTTTGACACTATGATGGCTTCGGTAGCAGGTAATACTGGATTTCCAAGAGTAAACTATCCTGTTGTGATGAGACAAGCAGCAAGCACTTACATTCAACGCAATGGTAACAACCACGAAATGCGAAATCAAAATGATGGAAGTGCTCTTTCAGGTATTTCAACATATAGCCATTATGATTATGGATTTGCATCTAGAGGTGGTGGCAGTACTGGCATTATTTACGCATCCACTTATTATGCAGATGCGGAGCTTTAAATTATGAACATTACAAAAGCCAAATACGTCATGTCAAAAAAATATGACGAGAGTTCAAAATCTTGGGTTAATGATAAGAATGAATCAATACTTGCAACTATTGATGGACAAGAATGGTCATTGCCTTTAGTTAAAGGCAACAGACATTATGATGCAATTCAAGAATGGGTTGCAAAAGGCAATTCAATTGAGGAGGCTGACTAATGGCACTAACTAAAATTTCTACTGATGGCGTTAAAGATGATGCTATAACAAAAGCAAAAATCCCTGCGGATCAGATAGAAGCTAGTGAACTAGCCAACAATGCGGTAGACACTAATGCTATACAAGATGAAGCCGTAACATTAGCTAAGTTAGAACATGGTAATGCTAATAATAATGGCAAGTTTTTACGAGCAAACAATGGAGCAGATCCTAGTTTTGAAGATGTACCTGCCGGTGGTATAAGTGACGTAGTATCTGACACAACACCACAGCTAGGTGGTGACTTACAAAGTAATGGTAACGATATTGATTTTGCTGATAGTGATAAAGCAATATTTGGTGGTGGTGCAGATTTAAAAATCTTTCACGATGGTAATTCTAATTATTTGGATTGTGTTAATGACAAACCATTAAGAGTGGTAAATGATACGCAAGGTCTAAATGAACTAATGATTTTAGCTACTCCCGGTGCAGGGGTAGAGCTATATTACGACAACGCAAAAAAATTAGAAACCTTGGGAAATGGAGTCAGGGTTCAAGGTGGTATTTTGTTTGGCTCTGATACAGCAGAAGCTAATAAATTAGATGATTATGAAGAAGGCACGATTGATAACATAAATGTTTTAAATGGTTATGGATATCTTGGTAGTGGTAGTGATGCTAACGCTGCTCCAACCATGACATATAACGGAGGTAAATACGTCAAGATTGGAAGTATGGTTTACGTTCACATGAGAATAAAAATTGGAAGTTATAGTTCGAGTAATGGAAATGGAATAATATTTGGTATTATGCCTTTTTATGCAGACAGAGGTGGAACTGAAAGTCTTTTAGAATCACACTTAGGTTGTTGGATGAACTCTTGTTCTAGCGGTGGAGAAAATGTATACGCAGATACATACGGATCATCAAAATATTATTATGGAATACGTAAGAGAACAAATACTGGACATAGTGATTTTAGTGGTTCTAATGGTGGGTCTGGTTTTGATTGTGCCATTAATGGATGGTATCGAATCGAATAGACCGAGCTACGTCTGTAAACTAAGCCTAAACCTGTTTTAATCGGAGATTAATCCTAATGGCATTAACAGAAGAAACTAACTACGACAAAATTGAAGTCGTAGGTGTTGACAAATTTGGAATACAATTACGTCAAGCAACTGTCGTAGCAAAAGATGGCGTGCAATTAAGTAAAACTTTTACCAGACACGCAATAACTCATGGCTATTATTCTCCTGATGGTACATATAACCAAACAGATATAAGTATTTATCCGTCAGATGTACAAGCAATTATTAATGCTACATGGACATCTGATGTAGTTACTAAATGGAAAGCAAGTGCAGATAGTCTTAATCCTTCTGCGACATAACTTCTCTTGTCATTAAACCCATAGTGACATAGAGAGGGCTGATTGCTACGATAAGTAGCAATACGACTACTGACATAAGTGCTGTAGCTCGTGCTATCTGTTCTTTAATCATGCGTAAAATTCTTGATGCTTTAACAATTTTAACTACGGTCTTAGTTTTGGGAATACTAGGCGGTGGTTTTTTTACATACAAATATGTAAGCAGCGAACAGTTTAAAGCTAAGATTATGAACTCTATACTTGGCGAGGTAAAGGGGCTATTACCTAATGTAATGGATAACGCATTACCAAAAACAACTGGCATATCTATACCAACACTTCCAAAAAAATAATTGGAAATACCTGAGATACATATACCTGATGTTCATATCCCATATACCTATGTGCCTGACTATGGGCATTCAAATGTACAAGTTATAGGTTGCAGTTACTACCACAAAGATACAAAGAATACAGGCAATAGAAATTTAATAATAGAAGATCCAAATGGGGTCGTGACAAATTGTCCGTACCCTAGTTTTAATCCATTGAATTATGTACCAGATCAATTAACAATTACAGAAGAGATGCCTAATCTTGCTAACGATAGTGAGATGCCAACTAGTGAACCACCTAAAACAGACACACAAAACAATGAAAAAAAAGAAGAAGAATACAAACCCTGTCCTCCAAAGGACGCACCATTTAGGGAAGGAGATTACAGAAATGATAAAAAAATTGAAAGATTGGTAAAATATGAAAGAGGTATAGATGGCTCTTGTGACCCGGTCTGGACAGAAGTACCATTCAGAGAAAGTATTATCGGAACTCCCGAAATACTTATTAGCACTACTGTTATTGGCTTGGTTGCCGGTGGTTCTGCTGCTCTTGTACCCTTGATACAAGGGGCAGCGAAGTCAGCTATAAAACAATTAGGTAAACGTCTAAGTAAATCTAAGGCTTCAAAGAATGAGAGTGAGGGATTACCTGACCGGGAGGAACAGTAACTGCAATGCCCTCGCATATCGTTGCAAACTTACCTGTGAATTGAACACCAAGCTTAGCCTGTTCACCACATACTTTTAGCCGAAACAGAGCGACCTCTAGTTCAGTTTTCTTATACAATAATTCCTGATTTTTTATATTTATTTCTGTTGCCTTATGACATAGTGCAGGTGCTTTGCCTAACGGAATACTGAACTGTGCTGAGATACCGTAGTTTAAATTGTAATTATCTTTTTCAAACCTTGGTGTTTCTTGTACATATTTTATTGCACCTGTATCCTCGTTGTATATATTTTGTCTAGTCACAGTTTCTATGGGGCGGTTAAATGACCATGAATCTGTTAGAAATGGTGTGATGGTAAGGCTAGGTGAACTACAAACAATACCCTGCGACATCCTAAACTGCGGATTAGATTGCGGAGCTATCATGGTGGCATTGTTATTTACCGTTCCCTGTGCGTTGCTAGATGGGCTTGCTACGGTTGTATTAGCTAAAGCCTTTGTTGGACATAGGCAAAGTAAAACTACTGCCCAAACGTGGTTTCTACGGTGGTTGTAGTTGTTGTGTTTATGACCCTGTTGATTGTGGTTATTGTATCTAGTCCGGGAGAAATTACTGATTCGACTAAACTGAAAGGCTGACCTGCGTCTACTATTTTCCATCTAGGCACACCTTCCAACGTAGGACTTGTATATGAAAAGTTAATCCCATTAACTGTTTGTTCGGCTTCTGCCGTAGGTATTGAGTTAATATAACCATTAACATCTGCACTTTCTATGTTCGTGCCTGATACGCTTAGAGAATACCCTGTACGGAATTGATGAGATACCACAGATTCTGTTATGACACTTTGAGTCTGGGAATTTGTGCTTGAACTGCCTGTACGGAAGGTAGGTACTACTGGATTTGCAAAGGTTTTTACAGGAAATAATATTATTAATAGCAGCCAAAATTTAGTCAATGGTAATGGTTACTGTTGTCGAACCTATGCAACTAGAGCCTGATCCAAATGCACCACTACAAGTATGTACACCACTAGATAAACTTGTCATCGCTCCAGATCCTAATGTGCCACCCGATCCTATTGTTGTCTGCCCACCAAGGTGTGGTAATGCTGCTATGCCTGACGATGGAGTGATTGCACTAGGTTGAGAATCGCCCATTGTTACAGCTTCCGTCAGAGAAAATGCACTACCTGCTGTGGTAATTGATTTATCAGTTTGTATCATGGCAGGTACGCCACTACTTAAACTTCCAAGATTAATTCCACCAATTTTTCCTGATGTCGTAGTGTCTCCTACAGTTACAGATGGGGTTATGTTATTACCTGATATTGAATATGTCGTGCCTAATTTATTAGTGACAGAGTACGGCATATCTACCGTGATCTGGGCAGATGTCGTAAACTTTTGCGTTATGTCTGCTAGTGCTACAGAAGGACTAAACAGTAATAGTAATGCTAATAGTTTTTTCATTGTGTATTTACCTTGGTGTCATTTACTTTAGCAGCGTTTACAGGTTTCTTTTTGTTAACGGAGATACCATACGAACCTAAAACGCCACTTGTGAGTCCGGCTAAAAACGCTCCATCATTGCGGATCTTGTCCATGTATCCAAGAGTCATCATTGCAAGCGACCAACAAAGAATCATAAATCGGACAGCATGACCAAAGATT